ATTCGGGCTTTTGTCTTAATTTATTCCAAGTAGCTATTTTTTGTTTTTCTTCAGACATATAATAATTTCGATATGATTCGACTGGGTCATCGGTTTTGTATTTGTCTGGCATTGCAAGGGCAAACTGAGTTAACCCAGTTTCATTAAACGATTCATCTTTGGGCATATTTTCGCGCAAATATTGCGCCATCAAATATGATTTGTGTTGTTTGTCTGACGGATGACCGTATCTATATTTCCATTCATCATGGAGACTATCTACTAAGTCTAGGACCCATACAAAATTTTCTTTTGTTTTTCTGCACCATATTGTAACCGGGTGGTTTTTGTGCGCAAGTTTATATAAGTTTTCATTTGTTTTGTCATCCGGCTCCAATACTCGTTTTGCCGAACATAGCATTTGAACTGCCTCTAATAATATTTTACTTACATGTTTATCCATCATGGATTCGGCAATTTCTTTTTGGAGCAAGGAGAGAATAAATAGATTCATTCTTTTATATTCGTTTCTGTGTATTTAAAAAGTAGGTATGATAATTTTATCAATAAAAAGCAATTCAATTTTTTTACAAATTATAAATTATAAATTATATTTAAAGATAATATATATTTAAAGATAATATTAAAAGTAATAATATTATATATTAGATAGATATATTACATAGATATATAATATCTATAATGGCCTGTATAGTGTAGTGGTTATCACACGGGACTTTGAATCCTTAGACCCCAGTTCGAATCTGGGTACGGGCTTATATATATATATATTTATTTTTATATATAAATATATAAATAACGATGTGTTTCAGTTTTGAGGTAAGTGCTGGAACTTTTTTATTTAGTTGGGTTAGTTCTTTATATTTATTAACCAAAAAATTAAAAAAGGAAGATCAACAAACTATTATATTCGTAATGATTTTTAGTTCAATGCAATTGGCCGATGCTATATTATGGTATATAAAAATGAAAAAGAATTTAATTAATTATATAGTAACTTCTTTTTTAATACCATTCATATTATCATTACAAATTTTATACAATGTATATGTTGTTAATAAAGAAAATAATCGATTATTTAATGTATTCATACTTTTATCAATTTTCTATATTTTTATTAGAATGAATGGTTATTCGAGATCTGTATGCAATAATTTTATTTCTTCTCCAATATGGGGCGGAAATGAATTAAAACTATGGGAACTACTAATATTTGTATTCATAATTTTATACCCATCTTGGTCTATTATATCTTTAACATTTTTTATAATATTTCCATTAATTTATTTTTTTTCTAATGGAGCTTATGGCTCATTATGGTGTGCTATTGCGGCACTGTTTTCTATTTATAATTTATATAAGCATGGTTAAATAAGTATAGTTGATGATCGTGTTTCTTTTTTATTTTTATCATTATCTTTATGTGATGTTGATAATAATCGAAACCCATGATAAACCGCGGTAAACCCAGCAAGCGCAATAAGAATATTATAAATACTTTTGCTTACCTTTCCTTTTCCTATACCAATATATAAAAGTAATGGAACTATCAATAATAAATGCATTACATAAATAACAGTATTGTTTTTATCAATTTCTTTTTGTGAAAACATGTGTTCTTCTTGTCTCTCTTTATCATAAACAGGTGGCTTAAAATATTGTGTAATGCCTACGTTAGACCTTTGCAACGGTAATTGGGAACACCCATAATAATAATCATACCAAGCTAAAGAAACATAACTCACCACAAATATTAAAAAATAAACAATCAGGCTGGCAATTGTAGAGAGAGATGGCGGTTTATATGTGTATATAATCATTATAAGAAGAGAGAACACAATACATTTTATATTTAATGTAAATGGATAATCAGGAAATAAACCTCCCGACATGGTATATATTATATTTTTATATATTTTATAAAAATATAAGGCTATAAAGTTTGTAATGCTATAAAGTTTGTAATGCTATAATTATTAATTTGTTTTTGCCTTGTATAATACATATACAAGAAATATACCAAAGAAGTTTTTGGCAAACAAGTCAAGTATATTATACATTGAATTTTTTATTTTATATGGCAGAACTGCCGCAATACCATAAATAGCCCATATTCCAGCGAAATACCAAAATATTTTTTGCCCCTTTATACTCTTAGAAGCAAAATTTTCATAAATTAAATAAAACATTAAAAAGAATGGTATAAATCCTACAATTGTAGTTAACAAATATGAAAATACTTTCTTTTCTCCTAAATACCCAGCTAACAGCATTAACCAATCCAGAATAGATACTTTAAGTATAACCTCCCAATTATTTTTCAATTCTGTAAAAAAAGATTCACTTTTTACCCCTTTCTCTCCATCTCTCAAAAACATTAAATAAAACATTAAGGTAACTAACATAGTTGGTGTTGTTATCGCCCAATCATAATAACGGAAAGGTGTTATATTTTTGATTGAAGTGAATTTTGAAACCATCCAAGCATAAAATCCCATTTCAATCACTTGCACAATTACCTCCATTAAAAGTAATTCACGAATTAAAGAAAATGATGATGGAACAGCTATATTTAGCGCGTAAATGTCAATTATTGTTGTTATTAATTGAACAAGAATTGAAAAAACACCAGTAATATAAATCAAATTCATATATAAATATATTAAATATATAAATTATTAAATGTATGTTACTTTTTATAAAAAGTAATTTTTATAACCACCTTTAGTAATAGCTAAATAGAAAATCGCACTACCGATAACCCACCACCCGGATGATTGTAGTATAGGCATAGTCAATTCTTTTGATTTATTGTTTTTAATATAATGACTTAATAAATATGTACAACCTAATAACAGGGCCATTGCAAATGTAGCGCTCAATAAAAATTTAGAAATATATTCATTTGTTTTACCGTTTGCTTTCATAAAATAAATACTAGGAAGAATAGAAATTGGATAAGACCACCATATTGACGCAATTAAAGGATTTACAAAAGTTGCCAAAAAACTAACCGATGCAATAATAGTTCCGCCTATCATAAAATTTCTAAATAGTTGTGCGGTAAGAGTATTTGATGTTAATAAATTCATAATTATATATTTTAGAAATATAAATGTATGAATTACGAATTTATATTTTATATTTCTAAAGTATATATTTTATATTTCTAAAGTATATAAGATGTCTGGCTATACTATTGATACATATCCAAGCCGATTAGGAGGGGGTATTCCAGGAGGACAGCCTATGGGCGGATTACTTGGCGGTGGTGCTGCAAGCGGGGGAGGAGGAGGATCTTCGGGCATGGAAGGTGGTGGACGCCGTGCTATTAACCGTTTAATGTTACGACGCGTGTTAAATCACAAGGTTTTTCCTAATGGAAATCCGCAAGTTATTACGCCATTTAGACGGTATTTAAACGCAGGTGATACTGCTGGAACTTTAAATTCATCGCCGTCTTCTCTTTTAGGTCGTCCAATTAGTCAAACTGGTTCTAGTAGCATGGTTTCTCGTATAAATGCGCCTCGTAGTGGTGTTCATACGGGTGATGCATTCTACACGGGTAATCAAAAATATGTTTATGATGGCGCCGATTATGTACGATTTAAAAAACTTCAAGCCACCAACCGAAATTATAATGATTCCAGCAATGGTGGTGAAAACGGCACTACAACCAAACAAGCCCTTTCTCGGGTAAGACGTTAAATCTCATAAGTTTTGAGTTTATGTTTTTGGGTTTATTTACGAAGGTGTAAAATAAATAAAATTGATTAAAAATTATTAAAACTACAATAGTATACAAAATAAAATAGTAATATGTGTCAAGACGATACGCCAAAAGTTCGTAAAGGAGTCGATGGACGAAAAAAGGATCAAAAACACAAAGGCGCCCAAGAACATCGTCTTGGAAATTCAAAATATGTCAGATTAAAAGAAACAATGATGTCAAATAAACAGGGTAAAGACAAATTATAATATATACAATTTTTTAGGAAGTTTATAAGGGGTTTAAGAGTATATAAGTATTAAGCAAGAATATAATAATAATTAAATAATAATAATTAAATAAAAATAATATATAAATGAGTATCCCACCACAAACAGTTGGTCCAGCATCAATCCCTACAAAACAAAATATTCCCAATAATCTTACTGGTTCGGTGATGGGTATGCCTTTTAAATCAGCAACAATGACCCAAGGTAGTTTTTTTTCAATTTCCCGAGCCGCATATAATAAAAATGTAAACAAAAATGTGGATGGTATAGGAAAAACACAAATACCAGACGGTAAAAAGAAATGGTATGGTGCGTCCAGCTCGCGTTCATGTTCGGAACATATTAATTTAAAAGGCATTGAAGCTACTGGAAAAAGCACAACTAATCGGATCATGCCACAACCAATGTCATTTAGTGGCGCAGACCAAACAACCGTAAAAACGGCTTTAGCGCGTTGTCGTGGAAGTGGATGCGTTGCACCAAAAAAAAAAGGCGCAATTTAATTTATATTATGTTAAATATTATATTAAATATTATTATAATATAAATGGTAAAATCAAAAAAAAACTATAATTCTTCTAAAAAGAATACGCATTCCCGCCGTTATAATAAAAAAGGTGGTGGATTCTTCGGCGGAGACGATACGCTGCCTGTTGCCATGGGAAATGAACCTATGCCGACGACCGCGGCACCTGTAGCACCTGTAGCACCTGTAGCACCTGTAGTACCCAATCAAGAGATAGGAGAAAACAAAGATAAAGAATGTTGTCCTTGTAATAAAGGTATTGGGGATATGTTAAACCCGACAGGTGCACTAAATAAACTTGAACAAAACCTTGTTGGAGCGCAGGAAAAAGCGGTTAATACAGTTTCCCAAAAAGTTACTGATACTAAAGATCAAGTAAAAGAAAAAGGAAAAGGGTTTTTTAGTAGATTGTTTGGAGGCCCAAAATCAGGAGAACCCATATCAGGCGGAGGTCGTAAAAGCAAGCGTCGCACTAGCCGAAAAGGCAAAGGGAAGCGCCGCACTAGCCGAAAAGGCAAAGGGAAGCGCCGCACTAGCCGAAAAGGCAAAGGCAAAGGCATAACCCGCAAACGAAAATAAAAATTTGACAATTTCAATTAAAATATATAAATTGTCAAAATCGAAGCCACTTAATTGTCTATTTTTTTTTAAGCATTAATCTTAATAAAATATACAATCCTAATAATCCTAGCATACTGTAGTAAAAGCGTATTATATAGTCATTTGGCATTTTACTATAATCAATTGTTTTTTTATCAATATTGTTTTTTTGTGGAATAGTATTATTCCCTTTAGTCGTAAAAGATTCATCAACAGTGTAGTTCAAATCATAATCTCGTTTTCTTAATCCATTACTATTTGGAAACCATGAGTCTGGCATTATATCAATATCTGAATTTATTACATATCCAGATTCTAATTTTTTTCTACCATTATTATCAATTGTTTCCATTTTAATTTGTTGACAAGGTGGAGTAGCCCCGCCAGTAAAAGCTAATAAAAGCTGTGTAGGGTGTATTTGTGCAATATTCCCCAAAAGTCCTGGTATTAACCCTTTAAAACTACCTAATCTAATATTACCACTTATATTAGAAAGAAGAGGAATTGCTCCATCTGGAACATTATTAACATAAATAGACCGTTTTACAGATTCTCCAGTAGCTTTATCTTTGCATTGAATACCTGTTTCAACAAAAAACTTATTTCCTAAAGGACCATTTATATTACCAATATACCTTCCGTTTTCATCTACATTTTTACCAGCACAATCACCTAGATTGCAAGTCCCTGTTGTAAGTAATTCAATATAGCTTAATAACCCACTTACATCATCCGCTAACGCATTAAATGAAGGCGCACTTGACATTCCAAGCTCTCGTGGAGTCTTTATGTGTTTAACATAATTATATGTTGGTCCTAACATTCCACCTTCTTTTTCAGATTCTTCTACGCCGCCCTGTGTATTAATATCTTTAAATTGATTACCTGACATTATTATTAATATATATTAATATATAATTTATATTTTTATTTTATTTGCTTCATTACTTAAATTAATCAAATCATTTAATTTTAATTGTAAATCATTTATCTTTGTTGCTTCTTCGGCCGATAAATTATGTTTTTCTAATACTGAATGTTGGGTAAATTTTTCTTCTTCTATAATTTCGGAGGATTTATTATTTTTGTGTGGGTTCGACACCTTGATATGGTCTTCAAATCCTTCAATCCCCGGACATTTTTTTGTAGTTTGAATAAATGTATTATATAAATAATAAAATAGGAGAATGGAAAACAATACAATAAGAGATTTTACAAGTATCATTTATTATAACTTATTATTTTTTTCTAAAAATATCTCTCTATATAATAAATAAATGGCATTATTACCTATATCACCATATATATCATGGAAAGGGTTATCTACGAATAGTGCTATTCCATCATTTTCCAGACCAGATTTAACTGTAAGTGGACCAGAGTTTAAGGCTAATCCCATTAAACATTGGCGAAAACAGCTGATTCCTACAGAAAATAGTGGAAATCGTAACCGCCGTGCTGGTGCTGGTATACCAAATGATACGCCGGGCGGTAGTGTGTATTTAGGAAATGTAAATGAAAATACAGATTGTTTATTAAACGCATCTTCCGACACGAGTGGAATAAAAGAAAATATTATAAAATTTAATAATACAAATTTTGTGTATGACATTTCTGGTTGTTTAATAGGAGATTGTAACCCCCAAAGAAAGTACATACGTCCAGCAACTACAATTATAAACAAAAAATATCATGTTGATCGTAAAAGTTATTTACGTAGTCGTTGTAATTTATATGATCAAAATTTAAATAATAATATAACTCATCCTAATTGTACTGATTGTCCTAATACAACAGCTAATTGTCAAAGTATATATAAACCTAATAATGTTCAATATTCTAAACAAGGCGCAGTCGATAGTAGTGATCGTATTACGCGTCTTAAATTAAACACAGTTAACAAAAATGCGGCATCTTATAAAGAATTATTTGGAACTAGTGCTTCGCGTTATTTGGGTATGGCTTCAACGCCTTATTTTGTTAAATCGAAATATCAAGTATGTGTTCCTTTAACCTGTCGGACATTTTAAATGTCTGACGGATTAAAAAAAGTGGACACAATACTATATGCGAGACTAATTAAAATAAAATAAAATAAAATAAAAAGATAGTGATAAAAATATATTATATTTGTTATAATATAATATAATATATGAATCATTTATTCGCTTCTTATCAAAAAAATATTGCAATTGGCGGACATGACGGTAATCGGTTTTTGGCGCGACCAATTAATTCTTGGCGAAAACAATATCAAACAACAACAGGATACAGTCGTGCATCAGTTGGGATGCCAATGGATAGACCGGGAGGAGTGGTCCCGGTCAAGAGCGAATATATACAATGCGAAACTTGTAAAGGTTCTTTACCGATAAAAGTTGAAACGATAAATGATTCTGACTGTTATTCTTGTAAAAAGATTATAAATAATGTACAATTATCGGATAAACACTATACTGATACTAGCTCTTATTTACAGTCACGGTGTTCAAAATATCATCAAAATATAAGTACTGGTCGTGTATCATCAATTGAGTATTTTTCACAAGACGGTAAACCGATTAACCCTTCTGACTCAGAAAATGGAACTCAAGTAAGAGAAACTAAAAATTGTTATAATCATAAACCGCCTCTTTCTTGTAATAGAACAATTTATAAACCGAATAATGTTCAATATGCGCAACAAGGCGGAGTTTCGGCTAGTTCAAGAATATCCCGATTAAAATATAATACATTAAACAATAATGGATTAGATTATTCTGCCAAAACTGCAATGAATGAAAATAGCGGGCGCCTTCAATCACATCCAAGTCCATC